ATTCCGAGGGGGCCTTGAAGGGTTCGACGATCAGGCTTTTAGCATTGCTAAGCCTCCGCCTCCAGTAAGCACTGCCCCCCCTTTCCTCGCTGCAACACAACTTCTTCCTATAGCTGAGCAGTATGTTCAGTCCCAAGAGCCTGGTCCTCGAACAGCAGGCCAGAAACTAAGGGAGGCTGTCGAAGGGCCTTTAACAGCCGCTGAGAAAGCTATGGTAGAGGAGTTCCTAGCCAACCCTTGGGGTGGGCTTCCAGTAGGTTCCGAGATACAACGGCAGTTCTCCCCATTCACAGGGCGTCTTCGTGGGTTCGACAGCTGGGCCTATAGGTTTGTCCGAGGACAGATACCTGAGCCAAGGGGTACTGCCATACCTCTACACCCTATGACAGGGGAGCCTCTTTACATAGACCCCGAAACAACGAAGCCTCGATTTGATCCCGTCGTAAGGGTAGAGGACGGGACTTTTACCTCAGAAGAACGTGCCAGGATCAGACTTGAGCAAGAGTTTCTAGCAGAGGATATGACCGAGGGGCAATTCTATGAGGCTCATATTGACCTATTTATCCGAGAATGGCTTTTCGTACAGCTTGAGCCCCACAGTGAATATACAGAAGCTGCTCAAATCCCAGACGCTCTTGTCCGACAGGTTAAAAATGGGGAGGGCATATTTTTCTCTGCAGAGCCCATAATAAAGGCGTTTCCAGCGAGTGGAGGTCGAACACCACAAGAGGAGAAAGTCCTTTGGTACCAGGCGATCTTTAGTACAGCCTCTGACCCTGATGACCCAGACCTGAATGACATACTCCAGAGCCCGTCTGGTCAACGGTGGAAGAACCATATGGAAGGACAGGGGGCTGATGCTGTGGATTATGCGCTGGGTGAGCTTATCCTAGATGTTCGTGCTATGCCTACGTTGCAACAGACTGAGGATAGGATAACGCAGGTGCTTCAGAAGGTTCATAACCTATCAGCAGACGAACTGGAGACGGAGGGTGTACAAAGGTGGAGGGCAGAACAAGCCACACGCCTTCATCGAAGAGCCCGTGATGAAGCCCTCCGTGAGACTGAGATGGGGGATGAGGTTGATTCAGAGGTGGTATGGAGCGTACTTGATACCTCCATAGACGCTCTACGGTTCCCTGGGGTGGAGAAAGTTACGGCTGTTGCTGATGAGTATGGTGCGTTGGTAGCTAGTCTTCATTGGGTTCCCGAGAGCAAGAAGGCGTTCCTCTTAGCGAATGAGAATGAGGTTAGAAAGCAACATTTCCTTGCTATGAATGAAGATGCTCGTACCCCTACCGACCTTATTGACTGGCTACGCACTGACCCAGACACGGGAGAAACTGACCTTGCTGTAAAGGATGTCCCAGAGGCCCATAGAGCGACATTCGTACCGTCTGCCACTGCTGCAAACGTTACCCGTATTCTTGGAGAGATTGCAACTACCCTCAAAGACCGTCCAGAGGCAGAGCTTACCGCCGACGAGAGGCTGAAAGAACTCTTTCTCGGAATAAGGGAGAAGCATAAACTAGGCCAGACAGTTCTTACGGAGGATACGAAAGCCTTGGCCCTCGAAGCCTTAGATGAAATAGAGACAGAACTTGCTACGGGTACAGCAAAGACCTTTGAGCAACTTAAAGAGGAGGCCCTAGCTACCTTCCCCTCTGACGAGCAGATCGAGGCCCAAGCAGGAGCCCTCTTTGCTCCAACCCCTCCTGGGATGGCTGATATGGAAGGTACCTTTGAGGAGGTTCTCTCAGGCCTAGAGGAGCGAGAGCGGGTAGGGGCTAGGAAGTACCTTCAGGAAACTACATCAGGGTTTGATCTTGGTGACTACGGGGAAGCTGATATTGAACAGGCCATCACAGAAATGAAGGCGACATTTATGGGGGAGACTTTTGTCGATGATGAAGGTAAGCCTGCTCCTGTAACAGACCTCTATCGTCAGTATGTCCCAGCCCCAACAAGTAGGGCCATCCGAGGGTTAGCCAAGACTCCCTCTGCTCAACGTCGTATAGGAGCCACCTCCTACGGGATGGGGGCTAGGCTAGAACAGACATCCAAAGGGATAGAAGCGGCGTCTAGAGAGAGGCTCCTCCAACAGCAGCAACAACAGCAGGCTGAGGCAGAGCGTCAGAGGGCAGCCGATTTAGCCGAGCAAGAGGCTGCTAGGAAAGCTGCTGAAGAGGCTGCTCGTAAGGCAGAGCAGGAAAGAGCGAGTGCAGTAAGGCGTAGGAGGCTAATTACCTAATGGTTACAGAACAGGAGAGCAGCCTCGAAAGACTTCGGAGAATCACTGCCTCCGCTAACAGACTCCAGCAACCCGAACTTGTACAGCAGGAGACTCCTGGGCTCTTAGGCCGCTTTTGGAACCTGTTAAGTAAAACAGTAGACGTCTCTCAGACTACTGCCAGGGGGCTAATGGAATCCCGTCTTGGGGCTGCGGCAAGTGTCTTTGAAGAGAGGGGACAAACTCCAAGGTCGGCAAAGATTCTTGCTTTAACCTCTATCCTCCCTCCTGGCGTTGGTATTCCTTCTCCGCTCTCTCTCGATATCACAAAGAAGCAGGAGGAACTCCTTGGGGTAGAGGTCGAGGCTGGTCATACCATATCCCTCGGCCCTCTAGGGATCAGGACTCCCTCAGGATTCAAAAACTTCCTAGAGGCTGCCTATCGCAATGCCGATATGGTGCCTGAGTTCTTGCCCCACTCCCGTCATGCCGCCTGGTTGTATGACCCTCTAAACATTGTGCCTGTAACTACGCTCCCTAAGATTGCTTTCAAGGCTGCTGTAGGTGTGACAAAGGGGTTTGGACGGGTTGGTACTCTTGCTCAAAGGCTAGAGGGGGCTAGAGCAGCTATTCCAGAGGCCCTTCGTCCCCAAGTAGACAGGAAGAAATATGCCCAACTCCTTACAGATGAGGTTCTTCAAGCAGAAGGCTACGAACTGAATACGCTACGGAAGATAGCTATTGGTATCCACCGTAGTCCTTTTGGGAAAATCCCTCCTATTAAACAAGTCCTTTACCATACAAACCCCTCAGGACTTATCAATAAAGTTGATGAACGGGATAAGTTAGCTATGACTCTTGTAGATTGGAGGAGGCTTCAAGATAACGCTGATACCGTTGTGACTACGGAGATATCTCTTCTTCGGCGTTTAACACAAGACCCGAAGCTCTTCCGCACCTTTGAGGAAGGTGGCAACCTCTTTATGAACGTGAAGAGGATGCCTGGTCGTCCCCTCCTTCCAACGCCTGCGGATATTCTTAAACGAGGTTCTCCTCTCTGGAAGGAGGGAGTAAACGTTGGAGTACAAAAGGTCTCACGGGGGAGTATAGCAGTCGAGACGTATGACAAGGTGATACAGAAAGTCCTTCGGTCAACAGATGAGGGACTGGACAAACTCATTCAGCAGGCGTCCAAGTATGCTAAAGACTATCCAGGGCTGGAGTACCCAGGGAAGAAGTTTACAGCTAGTAGGAAGCTCTGGAAACTGAACAAACAAGCCGCCCTTAGTGAGAAGCGTCGAAGAGCAATAACTCCTCCTTCCCCTGTTACACCCAAAGTGACAGGCCCCTGGATTTATCATAGGACAAACATGGCGCAGCTACCAGGAATACGGGAAGGGGGCTTTAAGCGAGGAGAATTTCTAGGGTTGCGAGCTTTCAAGAAGTCAGATTTTCCAGGGGATGTGAATCTGCGGATACAACAGGGGCATCTTCCAGCGTTTAGAGAGACAGGACTCCCTATAGCCCCAGAACACCTGGAAATATTTGTTGATGCAGCAGGAAAACCTCTGCCCTTAATGAGGCCAGGAGGTACATGGAAGCCGTTAGTTGACCCTCTGGGTGGGTACAGGGCTAAGGTTAGGGGCATGGAGGCAGAGAAGGTGCCTTTCCAAGATGTTATAGAGCGGTATGGGGACTTCCAGCTTAGTACCGAGCAGCGAGCAGCTATTAAGATAGCTGATGATCTTATAGACGGCTACTTTACCGAGGTACAGAAGAGTCTTGTTGAGGGAGCCGTAGCCAAAGCTGTTGGGGTACGAGCCAAGGAACTAGCCCGTCGTGCAGCAGAAAAGAAATGGGCTCGTGAACTGACACAGTTTGGAAAGCACGAACATTATTTCCCTCGTTTTGTGAAGATGATAGGAGAGATAGCAAATAGGAAGTCCGCTACTGGAGGAAGGGCTATAGGAGCTAAGCCTGGAGTTTTGGCTAGCTCTCGTCTGCACGATATGGCGGAGGAGGCTATTAACAACGGCACGGTCTATATGGGGGCAGGGTCTAGAGACCCTCTAGGAGACATCGTAGAAACCTACATGAAGGGAGCTATGAAGGTTATCACGGATGCAAGGCTTGCTGACAACATAAGGGCTATGGGAAGCACCCTTAACCAACGGGTAGGGGCGGAACTCCTAGAGAGGGTAACGACTACCCGAGCCGCTAGCCAAGTCTTAGCAGGTAAAAGGGGTCAGGGAGGCCTTATCCGTGCTCTGGTAAAGGTAGCTCGGAACCCTAAGCACATAAAGCTAACTGCTTCAGAGACGGCTCAGCTAAAGCGTATCCATCCTCAGTGGGGGACAGACTATATCACATTTAGACGGCTTCAAAATGTCGAGAGGAAGAAGGCTGCGATAGATGCCCTTGTACTGGGGGTAAAAGAAGAAGGGAGGCGGCGTAGAGCAGAAGCTGCTCTTGCAAGGTTTGCTGCAAAGACAGCGAGGCAAGAAGAGAAGGTTCGTTTAGATTTGGGGAAGGTATGGGAACCCGCTTTTTCTGGGTACCTCTTCCCTAGAGAAGTTGCTGACTACCTTGGGAAGGCACTCCGAGAGGATACAGGTGTCTTTGAGTCTGCCCTGCGGGGTGGTGGGGCTCTGCCTGGGATATCTGATATTTCGTCTATGTCTCGTTTAGGGACGTTGACCTTAGACCAGGGAGCAAGCCTCCTCCAAGGGGCTCTGCTGCTAGCAAATGCTCCTGTGGCTTGGGTTAAGGCAGCTAGCAAGTCCTTCTTATCCCTCATTGATCCTGCTCAGAGACAGGCATACCTAGGCAGTGATGATGTCCAACGTCTTTTCCATTTCTATGGTAGGCGTCTCCACATGGGCTCCCCTGAGTTTATGGAGGCTGTTCAACCTGGGGGGTATGTAGCCCGTACACTTCCCAAGGTTCCAGGTGGAACGACCCTCTTCCGTCAGGTTTTTGGACGCTTCTCAGCCTCTTACGAGATGTTCTTTGATGTAGCCCGTATGGAGATGGGGCAGGCCTATCTCCCAGCCATACAGAAGGGAGCAGCTTCCGTAGATGATGTAGCCCAGCACATTAACAAGATGACAGGGGTTATCTCTACTAAGAGGCTAGGAGTCTCGGCAACCCAACGTGAGGTAGAGTCCGTAGCCTTCTTCCTAGCTCCTCGTTGGACAAGGGCTATGACAGGGCTAATGGCCCAGTCAGTCCAAGGGGGCTGGCAAGGAGCAGAATCCCGTCGGGCCTTTGGTAAGTTCTTTGTGGGGACGGTAGCTGCCTATATAGCGGTATGCACAGCCCTCAACAAGCCTATCCACCTCGACCCCCGTAGTAGAGATCAAGGAGGGGATGGGGCTGACTTTATGATGCTTGAGGTAGACGGGCATCATCTTGGTCTTGGGGGTAAGGCCTACTCTATTGTAAGGACTGTGGTACGAGCAGGAGCCTCCGACGACCCAGAGGAAGCGGCAGGTCATATAAGTCGATGGTTCAGGGGTAGTGCAGCCCCTCTTACCTCTGCTGTTCTGGATGTAGTCCCTATCCCAGGAATAGCTCCTGGTAGAGAGACTTTTATCGGGGAACCTGTAAAGACCCCACTCCAGTTCTTTCGGCATGAAATAGAGGGTCGTCTTCTCCCCTTCTGGTTGGAGGCCCGTATCGCTGATGACCCCCCAGCAGGCTGGATAGGGATGGCAGGTGACTTTTTTGGCCTCCGTAGCTGGCCCAAACAGCGTCGAGAGTATAGGGACGAGCTTCGAGATGAGTTGGCTGCTCTTATACCCTTGTCCCAGCTAGCCCCAGACCAGCGTAAGGAGGCTGAGGAGACGGGCCTTACCTGGGATGTACTCTCCTACCGCCAGAAACAACGGATTACCCAGGGGGAAACAGGTATCCAAGCTATTGATACCAGGCAGGCTGAGCTTGAGAAATGGCAGAAGCTCACGACGGCCCAGCAGCAAGAGCGAGGAGACATTGACCTCAATACCTTCTTCCGTGAAGGGGACACGGCCCGTGCCTTCTGGGAAACACACGCAGGACACGCTGCTTTTGGGTCGGTAATAGGCAGGCGTTCCCCTGCTAAGTTCTTAAAGACAATGCAAGATATTAACACCATATACGGTACGATGATCTCTGATCTCTACCAAGTAGATGGGGATCATGCGGAAGCCCTTACTAAGCTACAGGAGATGACCGAGGGAAAGGAGTTCGTACCTCTAGAAGATGTTGCTAGGGCAGAATACATTGCTACGGTTATCGCTAACCCTGATTTGGAAGACGCCTTTGGGGACTTCCTGCCAGAGCGAGCTAAGGAACACCTCGCAGCAATGGTAAGCAAGTACGGCCAGGACACAGTGAACAACATTGAGGCATCCTTCCGTGCCAACAAGGAGGTTCCCCCACTTTGGCACCAGTGGCACGATGACAAAAGCCTTTTGGAACGCTATTGGAACGCTCAGGAGAGGTACCTTCTACAGAACCCTGAGACCAATACAATATGGAGGGCTCTCCAGGCGGCTACCCGTAGAGGGAAGGTTGATACTATAGAGAGGCTAAAGAAGCATCCTCGTATAATAAAAATGAGGCGTACCCTAACTAGGGTTAGGCAGCAGCTTCGAGACACAGACCCTGAGGTAGATGCAGCCCTCTACTTTTGGGGTAAGGCGACAAGACTCCGTACCCTAGAGGCCCGTATCCTCCTTGAAGAGAGGCGGAGACGTTTGTTATAATAGAGTTAAAGCTTAGAGGTTGTTTGTCTTCCTCACCCATATCTCTCCCTTCCCCCAAGGCCCCCTGAACTAGCCCCTCAGGGGGTCTTTGTTTGTCCCTACCAGTGTGCTAGGCTACTAGCGTCCCTATTGACAACCCTACTAGCTATTCTCTACTCTCCTACTAGAGTTCTTCAGGGAGGTAAGATGGCAGAAGACACTAAGGCAGGCCCAGCAACCGAGCAGACAGGCTCCAGCAGCGACTCTAAGTCTAGGCGTAGTAGGCCTACTAACCAGGAAGCCCTGCTAGAGACTACTAGGAAGACCGAAGCCTTAGAGACAGAGCTAAAGGTAACCCGAAAGCTTTTAGGTCAAAGGGATGCTACCATAGGAGACCTTCGTAGCCAGATAGGAAACGTTAAGAGGGACATAGAGGAGCTAAGAAATACCTCTAAAGATGCTGATCTCTACGGAGACGATGAGGAGGCTAAAGCTAATGCCAGAAAGGTCAGAGAGGCCCTACGGCAGGCAGAGGAAACCTCCGACAAACTTCTCTCTCGTGAGTTAGCGGTGACAGCCAAGGAGTTAGCCCAGTCAATGGGAGTGCCAGAAGCAGAGTTTGTAGGCCTAGACGACCCTAAGGATATGCGCCTGAAGGCCTATGAGTGGAAGATGGAGCAGGGACGTACAAACGATGACCTTCCAACAGCCCCCCAAGATTCCATTAACCCCCCGACAACTGTTGGCCCTCCTCCTACTAAGACGGCTAACCCAGGTTCCACCTCAGGTGTCCCTAACGAGTCCTGGCGAGACCTCTCAGCCACAGATAAGATTGCGGCAGGACTTAGAGACCAAGAAGGAACCTAATATTCCTTAGGAGGAAACAGATAAGATTCCCACACTTAGTGAATATGCTAAATTAGCTAATGATAAGGTAATCGCTGGTGTCTTCGAGAACGTTATCACCCATGACGAGTTGATGCCCTGGCTCCAGTTTGAGAGCCACAACGGGAACTCTCTCGTCTACAACAGAGAGAACGCTCTTCCAACTGCTGCCACCCACGCAGTAGGTGACACTTGGAATGACACCGAGCCTACCTTCACCAAGAAAACCACAACCCTGACCATTGTTGGGGTACAGTCCCCCCTTGACCGTTATGCCATGCAGACTCGGAGCAACGTCCAAGACCAAAAGGCCGTGCTCTTTAGCCTGATGTCCAAAGGCCTGTCTCGTAAGCTCTCCCAGCTTTTCATTGTTGGGGAGCCTGAAGCTACCTCTACAGAGTATGAGGGGCTTGATTCCCTAGCCCGTTCAGAGACCCGTATGATGGCTATGGATGATGGTAATGTAGACGGCCCTGGGGCTGCTGAGACAGAGCTTACCGTTGACCGACTAGACGCTATGATAGACCAGGTAGAGAGTGGTCTTCCTGATGCCCTCATCATGAACAAGACGATGAGACGGAAGGTGACCTCCCTCTCCCGTGCTTCTGGCTCTGGTGTTGTCATGGATAACATTGAGTTATTCGGTCACCAGGTACGTCGGTACAATGGCATCCCGATTGTTATCACAGACTGGATCAGTAACTCCGAGCAGTACAACGATACAAGCACCTGGCCTTCCAGCACGGCAACCTCTATCTTTGCTGTGAAATTCGGGAGGGAGAAGCAGGGACTTACTGTCATCCACAACGGTGATATGTTAGGCCCTGACATTCAGGACATTGGTATCAAAGAGAACAAGAACGAGAACCTCTATCGGATGGTAGTGTATCTCCAAGTAGTCGCCTACTCCGCTAAGATGTTTGCGGCTCTAGGTGGCATAGATTCAGCAGCCTAAAACTCTAGGGAAAACTTACCTTAGAAGTTCACTAAGGAGAAAATAACATGGCTGATCCTTACGTCAGGCAGGCTAGGAACGTCTTTACCGCTACGATAGGCTCCACTGATGTAGTAGCAGGGGATATGCTCTACTTCGATGGTACGGACTGGGAGCTTGCCGATGCTGACGACAACACCAAGTTTGCAGAGGCTATTGCTACCAACACCTTTAAGACCACGGAGACTGGTACCCTCTGCACCTCCTGTGTCATTGTGGACATTGATGCCCCCTATACCCAGGGGACTAGTTTCTACCTCTCCACTACCGCAGGAGAGATCACAACAACTCGCCCTACTGGGGCAGAGAACCTTATGCAGGTGGTAGGGTTTGCCATCTCCACGTCTGAGGTTCGTGCTACGATACAGATACCTCGTGAAGTCACCATCTCCATGCAGTTCCCATATACGACCCACGTCGCTCCCCAGGACAGGGACAATGACTTTATGGGCCTGGGACTGGACGATGATAATGCTGAGGTCGGGTGTGGCTTCATGGTACCCCAGAACTGTGTGAGCACATCCGCTACGATTGCCTACCTCTGGTGGTGTGGGACAGGGACGCTCCTTGATACCTCTGACACCTACACCATAGACGCTTCGGGCGGGGTGGATGATGAGACTACCTCTGCAACCACTGATGGTATCTCTGCTGCGTCCCTAGCGGTAGCAGCAAACGACCTGGCTGTGGCTGATGTGTCTGCTGGCTTCAATGCTACTGGCCTCATCGCTCCAGGTAACTATATTGGGGTAGCCGTCAAGAAGGCTGCGGAAGGCACTGGCGGGGACGACCCCATCATGCTAGGACTAGAGGTTGTCCTGTTAGTAGTGTAGGTAAGGCAAGGAGCTTCGGCCCTTGATACCTTGCATAAGGGGAGTGTAGACCCTCCCAAAAGAGAGCCTCTGGGGGTACTGGAAACGTTGAAAGACGCTAAAGCCCTCAGGGGCCACTCCCTGATATAGGTAGAGGAGATGCTTA